GCAAAGGATGAATAAAACGGTAAATTTATTTATATTAGCTGGATGCTGGGAATGCCCGGACGACATTGGAGTAACTGTGGTTGCGATTTCCAGCGATGAGAAGCAGCTGATTGATAGACTGGATCAGATAGCAGACACCCAGGCAAAGGAGTATGTGAGCATTGAAGGCAGCATTCTGATGGAAGAACATACAGACACCAGGTACGAAATCAGCGGAAGCATCAGCGGCAATGCAAGGTTCTATATCACGGAAGAGCCTGCAGTAATCAATGAGGTGCTTATGGGTGAAATCAGCAGAGCAATGAGCGAGAGCGACAGAACTGAGGATGTAAAGAATTATCTGCAGGGGTTATATGAAAGCGGAAACCTGGAAGAAGAAAAATACGAGGAACTGGCAGGCGGCGAAGAGTTCCTGCAGAAGGCGGTCGAATTATTCGATAAGATGGAGGACTGCAACACGCCGTTCAATACAACGATGGAGTTGGCAGTGGACGAAGCAAGGAAGGAGATGGAGATATGAAGAATACATTAGGAGATTTGAACAACCACCTGTTCGCTCAGCTGGAAAAGCTGGGAGACGATGATCTGACAGGAGAAGAGTTGGAAAGCGAGTTAAAGAGAACCGACGCTATATGCGACATTAGCGAGCAGATCATCAAAAACGGAGAGTTGCAGTACAAGGCTATGAAGCACATGGACGAGTATGGGTACGAAAGACAGAAGGCGGTTCCGGAAATGCTCGAAGTTCATGCGGGGGGGGGCGAACCATAAATGAGAGGTTGGCCCGAAGAAGTGATCGCCTGGCTGCGTGAGAATGTTCCAGGCAGAACCACGAAACAGGTTACAGAGTTGATAAATCAGCAGGGGTTCGATAAGAAGTACGGAATGGTGTTTTCTGATGCGGTGATAAAGAATGCGAAGAACCGGTACGGCATAAAGAGCGGAACTACCGGTGGGTTTCCGAAGGGGTACTCCCTCAAATATCCGGAGGGAATGGAAAGTTACATTCGGAGCATTGCGGCAGGGAGAAAGACAAAGGAGATTGCAGAACTGGTGTCAGCACATTTCGGAATAGAGTTCAGCGAGAAACAGTGCAGGGCATACAAGAAGAACCATGACATCATCAGCGGAGTTGACTGCAGGTTTGAAAAAGGACACGTTCCAGCCAACAAGGGAAAGCCAATGAGCCAAGAGCAATATGAGAAGTGTAAGGCAACGATGTTTAAGAAAGGTGATGTCCCGGCAAACCACATGGAAGTAGGTGAGTACACACATACGACAGACGGTTATCTTATCCGGAAGGTTAAAGAAACCGGTCCGCAATGGGAGAGGTTCGAGTTTGTTCACAGGGCAGTATGGGAAGAACACAACGGACCAGTTCCCGAAGGCAAGATGGTATCATTCCTGGACGGAAACAAGGACAACTGCGATATAGAAAACCTGGTGTTGATTGACAATGCAGAGAACCTGGAAATGAACAGAAGCCGGTTAAGGTTCGCTGATCCGGAAAGAACAAAGACCGGCGCGCTGGTCGCAAAGGCAAGAGTAACAGTCAGACAGAAAAAAAGGAGAAAAACAGATGGAGATTAAAGCAGCGAATGCAGAGGAGACGATCCGCTGCATCCTGGACGAAGAGAAAATGACCCAGCAGGATTTAGCAGACAGGATGGGAATTACGAGACAGAACATCAGCCAGTCTCTCAATCGAAACGCTAAGAGCATGAGATACGACAGCTTCTCAAAGATGGTAACAGCTCTCGGTTACGAGATTGTTGTAAAAAAACTTTGATAAAATACGCAAATTAGAAGTAAACCTATTGACAAATACGCAGTTGCGAAGTATAATATATACATAATCAAACAATACTTAAAGCGATGGAGGTAGTCGGTATGAAGGTTTTTAGAATGGCAGATGTTGAGAAGATAGAAAAGATGCTTGCGGACGGAAAGACGGTGGTTGTAGAGTGGCACACACCTTACGAAGCAGGCAACAAGGTAGAGACAGTTAAGTACGTAAGATGGGATGGCTTGGTATTCACAACTGGCGACTGTGTTTACACAGGGATAGACAAACTGATCGACATTAGAGAGGCAGCATAGAAATTTTTTTACCCAAAGAACTCGCAAATGAGTGTTTCACGTGAAACACAGTTCGCAAATTTGAAAGGAGCGTATTTGTATGAAGGAAGTATTGAAGAAGTTAAGAGTTTTAGAGGCTGAAATGGAAGAGGCTGAGAACCAGTCAGAGTATTGGATGGAAGAAGAACACCTGGATATGGAAAAGTCAGACAGCTACGAGGCCGAGGCAGACAGATTGTACCAGGAAGTGTACAAGATGCACAACCAGGTAGCAGATTTCATCGTAAGCCTCACTTCCGGCCGGATTGACAAAGTGACAGCAATGTTGATGATGCGTCAGAGAAGTTCAGACGTAGAGAGAATCTTGGGAGCAGCATAGGAGGTGAGCGGATGTACGACTACGACGGAGACATGGGTTATTTTCAGAGACAGCTGGAAAAAGCCGGAATCAGCCAGGAAGAGGTTGATATGAATAACTACGCAGGACTGACAGCAAGAGAGTTGCAGAGCATTGTTGATGGTGCGATTAAGACAAAGCAGATTAGAGAATCAAAGAAGGAGGCGTAAGGCTATGGCATCATTAGAGGTTAAGACAGAATGGGCAGTGTATAAGGATTGCTTCCTGCAGGTGGCAAGATACCAGGCCGATAACAGCAGGGCAATTGAGATTTGGAACAACGAGGACGGACCTATTGCAAGAATCACGGTATGTATCACAGGAAGCGGACTTGCAGAGGATGAGACAGTGATCGACACGAATAATTGCCCTTGGGCGATGGAGTTTATCAAGCAGCACGGTTTCGGGCAGGCCACCGGCAGAATGGTAAAAAGCGGTTACTGCACATATCCGGTAGTAAAGCTGGATATTGAGAAAATCGGTGAGTATTTGGAGGTGGCGTAATGGAAAGAGTGTATTTCAGTATCAATGAGGCCGGAGCAAAGACGGCAAACGATATGATGTCATTCAGCGAGTATAAGACCGGGAGCAAGACTGCTGGTTACAAGGCACAGGTCGATAAGGCATACGAGCTGGCAGAGAAGGTAATCGAGGCAAGACCAACCGAAGAGGAAAGAGTGTCGAAGCTCTGCGAGAGATATTCGAGACGACTGGCTCAGAACATCAACAAGGATATTCAGATCGGCATGATGTGTCCGTCAGTAATGATTTCCGGAGCAGGAAACTTCCCAGTCAAAAAGAAGGAAAAGCAGGTAGCGGCATGGGATAAGAACCATGCGGACTATAAAGAGGTTGAGGCAATCCTTGGAAAGATTGAGGCAATTTTTTATGGCAAGGACGTTATCAAGTCTGATGACGAGAACGCAATCGAGAAGCTGCAGGATAAGGTTGACGGATTGAGAGAGGACCAGGAGAGAATGAAGCAGGCCAACAAAGCAATCCGTATGAAGGACAAAGAAAAAGGCGATGCAACGCTGCATGACATGGGATATACAGACGAACAGATCGCCCAGCTGAGAGAACCGGACTTCTGCGGAAGAATCGGTTTTCCGGACTATATGCTGGCGAACAACAACGCCAATATCCGAAGATTGGAAGGAAGAATCAAGAGCCTGCAGAAAACGAAGTCCCAGGGAACACGGGAGAGCGAGAATAAGTTTTTCAAGGTCAAGGAGAATGTGGAGGCTATGAGAATCCAGCTGTTCTTTGAAGGAAAGCCGGAACCGGAGGTAAGAGATATTCTGAAAAGCAATGGGTTCAGATGGGCACCGTCGGTAGGTGCATGGCAGAGACAGCTCAACAATAATGGAAAATATGCAGTAGAGAGAGTTATCAGAGAGCTGGAAGAAATGGAGGCGGCAGAGTGAACATGAAGTTAGAACCGAGAAAGGCTACAGATCGAGGTGGCTGGTTGTGTATGCCACTGGTAATAAACGGACCGGAGGGAAAACCTGGTTGGAAAAAGGTACGTTGCCCGGAATGCGGGACACTCTGCTGGCAGAGACCGGAGGACGCAGGAGTTGTTAAGGCATCACACCTTGACGGTGCGGTATGTACTAAGTGCGCATTAAGAAAGGCGGGTGATGTAGTGTGACATTACGAGAGGCAAGCAAAGGAGTAGTTAAATCCGGAGGAGGAACCTATAACATTGGCTTCAACGGTGGAGACGAGACGCAGTTTGACGCTCAGAACCTCAAAGAATTGCAGGAGTGCTGGTCGGAGTTCTGTAAGGATGAAAAAATCAGTCCTGGATGCGTTGATTACGTGGAAAGGGTGAGTTAGTGGAAATTCTGACAAGAGCCATAGCAAAT